GCCACTCCAGCTTGGCGACCCCGAACCACTGCGTTGAAGCAATGAGGGGGGCCGCGGGAGCCGAGTTAACCGGTGTTATGGCTACAGCGTTGGCAGAATAATTCCCGCTCGTGTCAAATGCTTTGATGTAGTAAGTTCCCGGAGCCCTGGACGCAGGCGCGGGGATTGTAAACGTGGTGGAGAAACCTTTATATATCAAAGGATCTGTAGACGACTGCTCAGCTATCAAGTTGTCCCCGGATTCCGTGATCAGCTGATCTCCGTCTTCTGTCGTCAAATATATTGCTTCGGTGACATCGCCCAATCCCCAATTTCTGTCGGCCTGCCGTATCTCGTAGCCGGCGAAGTCTGATTCGGCATTCTTATCCCAGCGCATCACCAGTTCTTTGAGGAACGTATAGGCGAAGCCGGTAACGTCTGCCGGAGGAGTTAACTTCCCGAGCAAAGTTATTGTGTCCTGCGGGCTGCCGGCGATATCATTCTCCCTGCCGTCAAGGCCCACCGAAACGGCTGCAACCGTGTACTCTATTCCAATCTTTATCTTCGTCGAGATAACAAACTCCGTTCCGGAGGTTTCCCCGGCATATATCCAGCTGATGCCTCCATTATCGGAATAATAAATCTTTGCCTTCTTGTAGGTATTAAATACGTAGGTCGACAAATTCGGCTTGCTGAAAGAAACCTCTATCGCGTTTTCAATTGTGCCGTCGGTTTTGGTGACCACCGTCTCGCCGAGCGTCAAATCCGTAACGTCCGGAAAGTCGGTGCTTAATGAAGACACTTTCTTTTCAGATATGACTACCGCCGTATCATCGTAGATGTTCTCGTTGTATTCCGGGACTTCAAACTCAATCTCTCCGTTACGGTTTCTGTTTATCCCCATAATACGGCCGGGCTTGACTAGTTTATCAACCTCTCCAAAAGAATAGACGTCATAGGCTATCGGAGTCTTTGAAAACGCCGTACTGACGTTGACTTCGGTATAACTCCCGGCTGCATCTGTGATTGTCCCTTCTTCGTATCCTCCCTTGGCAAAGTCAACCCGGATGGCGTAGCTTTTGCCTGATTCTATGATTACCGTACGGTCGAGCTTTACTTTTGTCCGGGATATCACGGCCCAATATGCCGTGTTGGTAGGATCTATGCCGGTGCAGGCCTGTAATGCTTTATACTCCAGGGTGTCTGTCCAGGTTACTGCATCATTTGCAGCATAGTCGGCGTCAGCGTCATAATCCCCTTTATAGACAAAATCTGCCTTTACAGTGCCGCCAAATCCCCATTGCGGCACATCATGCGCTATATCGATCACTTCTCCGCACTGTCGGATCATCGATCCCAGGGCAGAGCGGAATTTAATGGTTTCGGAAATATATTTCAAGGCCAGGAAATAATCCCTGCCATACCTTCTGGCATACGACTCTTTCACCCCGTAAAAGCGCACCGTTACCGAGTTAAGCGGCTTATTGGCGATCAGCGCGGCATTATCGACGTATGCCTGGACAGTTTGGGTGGTGTAATTTCTGTTCTCGTCGTCGAACTGGACATTAACCACGTTTGGAACATCACGCCGGGATCCCCAGGATTCGGAGAAGCTTTTTTCTATGATATTCCCCGGGGTAAACAACTGCACAGGGGTCTCCGGTTTCTCGATTACGGTCTTGACCTGCCCCTTATCGGAGTAAAACGGGTACGCCCGGAATATCGTGCACAACTGCATAATCAGATCGAGCGCTTTCTGCTGGCTGTCGATAACAATGTCCATGCGAAAACGCTTCTGGTATCCGCCGGCGCCATCGGATACTTTCTCCTCGCAATATTGAGATTGCTCAATCAGTAAATCGATATCGTTATCCGCTGGGGTGATATAGTGTCCGGCGCCGAATAATCTGTTGGTCTGCAGGTCATAGTTACACCATACGGGGTTAGCGGAATATGCGGTTATAAAGGTTTCCCCGTCCCAGGTAAGCGCGGTATCGTCGGAGAATAATTTATAGCACTCATCATCCGGATCCCAGTAATAGTCATCCCAAGGCACGTCCACCGCCCCGTTCATAACCTTTGGGGTCATTATTTTGCGCCCCTTGACCAGCAATTCATAATCCGGGAAGGCTCCGGACAACTGCTCAAGAGCCAAAGAATCTACAGCCGCAAGCGCAACCCTGGGGAAGATCTGCTCATCCTCGCAACTGATCTCGTCTATACGCTCAAACCAAAGTTCGCCGGTTGTGATTGGATAGTTCAAATCCGAGGGATCTGCCGACGTCCGGGTAATGCGGATATCATACTGGCCGGCAGTAAGGCCATCTTTTCGGTAAATGCTCTTAAAGCTATTCCTGGTCCTCTTGCTTATGGTTGTGGATCCGAGGTCCGTCCATGAGCCGGCAGAATGCAACTTGTACTCCACTTTATAGGTTATATCCCAGGAAAGTATATTCCCTTGCTCGTCCTGTTGAGATAACCCGGGTATACTAAGATGGATTTCAAAAGCCTCGACGTCGTTTCCATCCGTCGTATATGTGTATGCGTTATTCTGGGTTAGCTGGACATTTACGGAAATAAGATTGTGGCTGTCGTGAAAGTTAGGGATTACCGTTTGATTGAGAGTGCCCAACCTGGTGGTTAAAGACCAACCGGAGTAATTGGCTGCGGTGTTGCGGTTGATCCTGCGCATGGTGACGCTTTCAAGTTCACCCCAGCCTATACCCAAAAGCGTATGTAGCCAGCTATTATCCCCGTCGGTAGACACATATTCATTAAGGACGTTACCGCCAACAACCCTTTCTCCGTAAATTACGGGTATCGGTCGGCCGACATCGGCAGTGGTGCGCACTCCGTCCCAGGCATAACTAGGGCCTTCGTCCAGTCCCTCTCCGGAAGTGTTAAAAGTAGAGAGTTTAGGGGTTTTAGCTGCAAACGCGGAATAGATTGAATAAACCATCATACCCACTGTGGCCACGTTGAAAGCCACGATCGCCATTTGCTGCAATAAATTCATCGCCGCAAACTCGGTGGCGCCGGGTATATATTCTATCCTCGGAGAGATTACAATTTCGTCGCCGATGGTTAAGTGTTTGCTTAAGTTCTGCGCTTCGTGCCCGCAGACAGAAATCCGCATATCCTTAAAATCAAAGCCCGACTTTTTAAGATATCTACGGATTGTCCAGTCGCGGTTATAAGGGAATGATTTTAATACCCTGCCTTCGTCGGCAAGGATATTAGGGACAAAGCGGATGGTGATATCGCGCTTTTTATAAGGAGCGCAGCGCTTATCTTTTGTAATGGTAGAACCCATTAAGTCTCCTCTGAAATGTCTCTTCGCTATAGCGGTTTATGCTCGCTCCGGATTTGAATATATGGAAGAATTTGCCGTTGCCGAGGAGTACTCCACCGTGATCGGCTATACCTTTTTTGTTCTGGAATAAAATAATATCGAACCGCGCCGGTTTTATAACTGGGTCAAAGAATTTATAATAATTCTCAATAAAAAGACTCTTCCCTCCCTTCGTCGCCCAATTCTGGTCATACTCAATATTAAAATCCGGCAGCGTGATGCCCAGGAAATCCCGGTAGAAGATCATGATCCCACCGCCGCAGTCCGCGCCGTCGTATCCGCGGCCCTTGTGCAGATAGGGAATGGCCATTATCTTCTTGAGGAACACATCCAGTTCTTTAGACATATCCTCTTCTCCCGGGGATCCCTCGTGCGCCTAAAAACCTCCGGCTGTTTCCCAACGCCTGGCATCTTTGCCAAGTGCGATTACATTCAGTCTCCGCTCCCGTGTACCCGCACTCTTCCCCCCGGCCCAGGGCCCTGATGGCCGGGCAGGCGAACTCCCACTGGCAATAATCCCTTAACCACAATATCGATGGCAGCATCAAATTGAGGATGTCGTATTTACTCATCAGGGTGAAAACCACATCTGAAACATTAGACGTGTAGCTGTCTATATAATTTGAGAACTCAATGTAAGCGTCCGGATCGTCGAGTAAATCGGCGTCTACCATCTTTATCGATACTTTTTTCCCTCTCAAATCATAGTTCTGCAAATAGTATTCAATCAGCCGGGAAACATTAGACAACTGCACCTTCGTGCTGTCGATTTCGCCTTTGGTGTTCTCGGTTATCTGGTCGTGAGTAATCGGGAACTTCTCATAGGTAATCCCGTCGAATACCACGTCCTGACTATAAGCGGTGAAGCATTTATTTGTTCCGTTGCCTATATAATCAAAGATGGTGTAAAGGAAAATGGGCTTCTTCTGCCTGCCTCTTAACTTTTCTTTAAAAGAATCGTTTGTATCTAATGGCATTTTAGAATATCCTCTTCAATGAAAACTCCACCCGGAACGTTCCGCTTTCGTATGTTTCTTTCCAGCTCCCTTTCACGAATCTCACGGGATACTCGGTATTGTCGAACGGATATAATATGGTGAATGAAGTCAACGCCCCGAGCTTGCTTCGAAAGAAAGTTATATAATCCTGAAGCTTGGCGTAAGTAAGATTAGGGCTTTTGATGGTAAAACCGATGAGTTCATCGGGGGTGATAAGCCTTACTTCATCGCTTTTGTTGTCGAATACCGACTCCTCGACGTTGAAATCGCGCTGGCCTTCTATTGATTCTCTCTTTGGGGCCCAATCCGCCATTATTTTCTCCTTATGGTCCTGCGGGATGATCCATTGCGCAAAGCATTAATATCTATCGTATTCACGATGACTCCTTTACCTTCCTGCCCGGACATTGCCGTGGCTATTGCTTCGGGAGTTATGTGATTAGCGATGGCAACTTCAATCGTTCCGCTTTTATTGGCGTCGTATTTGGGAGTAACTTTTTCGCCTTCGTGCAGCCGGTAATTCCCGGTGTATTGAATCGCATCCGTTCCTTCCGCGTAACTACCTAAACTTAAACCGGCCGTATTGAATGAACTTCCCGCAATATTGGAACTACCGACTGATGCTGCGCCGAAATTGAATACAGTGCCTATTCCTGCTATGATTTTTGCAGTGATAATTTGTGCTATAACATCCGCTAAAATCTTCAATATAAAATTACCAAACTCCACGAAAAAATCTCTCGAACCGTTGAAATAATCTCTTACATTCATCAAGAATCCGCTGATTGATGATTGCATCCCCGAAGCCACCTGTTGGACTATGTTCTCGGCCATAGCGCCCCAATTCTGCAGATCAGCCGTGGTCTTAGCCCAAGCATCGTTCCAGCCCTGAACAAATGTCTTTGGAGCTTCCTGCCAATTCTTAACGCCGACTTCTTGACTGCCTAAGTTTTTAAATAGATCCCCCCAAGATTGCATTTGCGTTTTCATGTCATCTAATCCCCTGGAGGCATTACTCTGGCCGGTCACTAGGGTATCCCAGACGTTTTTACCGGCATCGCCAACACGCCTTAGAGAATCATTCGCTAATTGAGCATATTGTTCTGATAATTTCTTGCATCCGGGAATAATCGCCAGGGTAGCGGCCGCTATCGAATCGGTTACGAATAAAACTGAATTCAACCCAGCCCAGGCTACGTCGCAAAGAATCGAAATCGTATTCATGACGATATCGCCTACTGCTTTCCATTTCAACATGGCGAATACTATGCCTGCGATAGCGACATAGATAAGTGCTAATGCAGGGTTGACAGCTGCAAAAGCCAAAAACACACCAGTAAGTTTTACTACAGAACCTATCAACATTATTATTTTCAACGCAATCATGCTTATTGTTCCGCCCAGAGTGAGGAATACTCCTGTCATTAAAGCCGTCCTCAATATATTTTCCCTGAGTGTAGGAGAAAGCGTATTCCACCTGTTCACCAAATCAGCAATGACGTTCCCAAATTGATGCATTACGGGAAGCAGGCTCTCCGCGACAGACACTCTCAACCCGATAAAAGCATTATTCATTTTCTCTAATTCTGTGCGTACAGGATTAGAATATTTCTCTGCACTTTTAAAAGCCGCAATTATAGGGGCCGTGATAGCCGCGCCCAGAAAAGTCATGTTGGAAGCCGCGCGCGTGAGCTGGCGCGTGGTTGTGATAATATTTTGACCGAGTTGTTCTATTCGCCTGGAAGCACTTACAGCCGAAGTCTGGAATCCTGACGTGTCTAAAACAAGACGACCAACGATACTACCCGCGTCAAACAAATTTCACCTCCATCTTACCCCCGACCTGCTTTTCTAAGTTCGCTCCAACTTTCTTCCACTATCTTTTCCTCTCCAAACTCTAATTTAGCTATTTGGCTCTGTAGTCCCGTCATTGCTTCTTGATAATCGTTATCCTGCGCCTGCGCTAATCTTGCGGCTTGGATAGCCTTCATCTGGCCTTGTATCGATTTTTTCTGAGCCTCTCTGAACCAAAAAGCTAAATCCCTAACGTCGAGATTCAGGAGTTCAGAATAGCTGAACCCTGGGAAGGCAGAAGCAATTACGACTAAAGTTTTGCCTCTGCCGGCGAAGGGTTTTTTACTGTATCGAGCCCTTTGGTTATCTCGCTCATGATGAACCCGAGGACTTTACCGATCATGCGCAGAT